GTAGAAGTTAGCTCTAGAGTTGCGGCAGCAACAGAAGTCGAAACGTTAGTTCCGTTGATTGTGACCTTTGGGTTTGTGACTACATATTTTGGCATTTGTTTTTGTTCTCCTATTTTCCTAGCGGTTTTATTGTGCGTATACTACGACGTTGAATTCGGCAGCTAGGTAGGTAATCTCGCCAATAACAATAGAGCCGTAATTGCGCATATCGGTCACCCGGAGGGAATCACATCTCCCACCAAGCGTCCTGTCTAATTCTATCGCAAGCTTTACCGATGAAGTCCCGGCAGGCGTCACGTAAGAATCAAGTAGTCTTTGTGCGTTTCTTTCCCCGACTCTACCAACGACACAAGTAATTACGAAGTTGTATTCGTCTAGACCGCGCGAACCCGCTTTGTCATAATTGACGTTAGCAACATTGATAATTGCTACTGGGGGAGAGATTGTGTCCGGGGTTTCGGTAGTAGTCCTAAGCCCGGAGATAGTAGCTAGAGAGTTAGCAAGCCCAGTCCGTAGGTCTGTAATCGAAGCCATTAGGCGAATCTAACTTTTCTATAAGGTTCGATTAGTTGCTTTACGTCCGGGTCAAGCTGGGTTCCAACACGAACCGCGCCCATTTCTCCGAAGCCAGCGATTCCAAGCGGGGAGTCGTTTCTCTTGAAAATTCTTGAAGCTTGAATAACGGTTGCTTGCTTTACCGCCGTAGGAACCGCAGACCAGCCCCAGACGCCCGTAATTCTTACGGTTGCCTCTCCGTCTAAGTAGTTGAATAAAAAGTCGTCTATCGCCCGTATACGGGTTGCTGGGTACCCTGTAAGACCGTCTACTACTCCGTTTAGTGGCTCTAGCTGGTAATCCTTAGAAGCCCAAGTAGTTCCGAAGTTGTCGCCGTCCGATGTCTGAAGGATAGTAATTGAAACTAGGTCGTCAATTTCGGTAATGTAAGAATCCTGCGGAGTAAATAAACGGGTCGCAGTTCCGGCGTTATAGAAATAACGCTGTGTATAACTATCGACCAAGCGCGACGCGGATTCAACCGCAAGTTCCAACATAGCGTCGTCTACGTTGTCAGTAATTCGTGCGGAAGCTTTTACGTCTGCTAAAGAGCAATATCCATTAGTGATAGCCAAGTTAGATTCCTTTGTTCCCTTCTATCTTACCAGCCGGGCTTTTATAGCAGTCGAGCTAATCCCCCGAGTATAGGGAATGTAGCATAATCCAATTCCCCTTTCATCTAGCCAGTCTTGGGTAAATCCCATTTGAGCGTGGTAATCGCGTCTAGCCCAATCTGAACCGACAACTATTAGGTCGGGCATAATCATCTCAATAGCAGGAGTAGAGTCTTCTCCACCGAAGTTTGGGATTACGTCGGATACCCAACGACAACTTCTAAGGACAGCTTCTCTATCGGTATAGCTAATAATCGGCGGTTTGCCTTTATAGGCGTGTATAAATTCGTCAGTATTTAGGCTAACGATTACTTCTCCAAGCTCCGCGCAACGAGCTAGGAAATTTGCGTGTCCGGAATGAAAGAGGTCAAACGTGCCTCCGGTATAAACGGTCAATCCCAACGGTTAGCCCTTCTTATCGTCAAGTCCCAGTAGCCAGCAGAAAAGTCGTCCTCGATTACTTTCTTATCTAGTAGCTTTCGGTTCGCTTCATAGGTTCGATTGTTTTCTTTTGTCTTGTTGCTTAGGCTTGACGAATTTTCGTGATGAACCTTAGCTTCTAGTCTTTGAATCCTTACGCCAGCTTTTTCCATTCTGCGGTGAAGGTCGTTATCGTCAAAGTAGAGAGGATAAAAGCGTTCGTCATAAAGCCCTGCTTTAGCTATCGCGCCTTCTCCAAATACTACGCACGACCAATCGGGAACTATGTCTACGAAATTGAGAGCGTCAGGGTCGGACTCGGTAGCAATTATTTCTAAGGCTCCTGATTCAAACCAAGCGTCGTCATTTACCAAAACCCAATAAGGAGCGTAAGGCGTCGATTTGATTATGAGGTTCCAAGCACCGACTAGACCTAATCCGAACGGAATACGGATAAGCCAAATATTCTTTACTTGCTCCGGCTTCTTAGGTTCCCAAGAACTAGTTCCAGAATTATCTACAATTACTAGGTGTTCAACCGGATAATCGATTGAGTTCAAAAGTCGGTTAGCTTTATCGAACTGACTATAAACCGCGAACCCAAGAACGGGAATCATTACGCGAACTTTTCCTTGAGGATAGGTCTCCAGTATTTATCCCAAACTTTATCTACGTCGAAGTCAGAAGCGAAGTCGATTGATTTTTGACTTCTTCCCTTTCCTAGCTTGTAGGCTTCTTCAAGCGCAGCAACGATTGAAGGCACATTTGGAATCTGCCACCAAGCGTCTTGCCCGCTATCCCATTGGGGCTGTCCGTCTACTAGGAAAGAATCCTCGGAGAGAAGGTCAGGAGTAGCTGCCCAAGACGAACCAATAACCCGGGTTCCGCAAGCCTGAGCTTCAACCGACGGCACGCCGAAGCCTTCACCGTAAGAAGTCGCTAGTAGGACGTCCATTCCCGTATAGTATCCGGCTAGGGTTTCTTGGGAAATTCCGTAGCGATAACTTAGCGGGTTGGGGAACGCTACGTCTTCTTTATCTACTTCTAGGCTTTGTAAAAGCGAAACTAGATTCCAACCGATACCCTTCGAAATTGGGTCAGTATGTAAGTAGAGCAACGCTTCTGGGTGCTTCTTTTGGAAGATAGAGAAGGCGAGTAGGTTTTCGGAAAATGCTTTGCGGTGAACTAGCCCGGAAGATTTATTAGCAGCAACCATACCGACAACAAAGCGGTCTTTAGTTCCCATATGTTCATCTACGGGCTGACCGTTTATTTCGAAGGTTGGCTTTAGTGTTTTAGTATCTATCCCGTGCGGTGCGTACTTACACTCAATCCCCTTAGCTTCCATTTGTCTAACTCCGTGCGGAGCCATAGCAACGGGCGTCACCCTTTCCTTCTTTAGAAATTCTTCGACTCTAGGCGGAAGCGTAATGTGGTCGAGGGGAACCCAACTAAGAATATCTATATCGTTGAACGCCGGATTAGTAAGAACCCAAACGTCATAAAGGGTAAGCATAGCGTTTGGTTGTCCGGGCTTAGAGGCTGCGAATGTCTTATGGTCTACCGGAGCCGAATCATTTGAATACATATCGAACCCGCGGGCGTAGTGCGGAATCTTTCCATAAGGGGTTTCTAGTTCGCGCTTGATTCCCTCGAGTCCGTAATTTGAAAGAGCAGCAACGTCGAAGCCGTCGCGCTTTAGTCGGTCTACAAGATAGCGCGCTTGCTGTCCGTAGCCCGTTGGCTGGTCTGGTGAATTTGAATAGAGGGTTATTGTCCCCTTGAATTTATTGGTAGGCATAAAAAAAGCGTAGCAGAAAAATTAGACAAAAGGAAAGGTCGCAGGAACCCTACCGTCCTGCGACCTCTCCAGTCTGTTTAGCTAGGGTTTAGCTAGCTCCACCCTTGAACTTGACGAAGTGAGCAGCGTGGCTCAAGTTTCCGTCAACTCTGGCGGTGACGCGGAATGTGGTCACGTCCTGGTTGAAAGCATAGTCAGCTGACTGTGCCACCTGAATACCACCAGCAAGGCGAGCCTTGTAGGAAGGTAGGTGTCCGAATCCGATTGAGAATGCGCCAGTAGCAACTGCTGGAGCTGCTGGGTTCTCGAATACTGGGTAGCCGAGGATTGTGTCTGGCTGACCAACTACTGCGTTTCCTGACCAGATGTAGTTTCCTGCGCCGTCCTTTAGCTTGCGAACTGCGGCAAGACCAGACTTCGACATTAGGAATCCAACGCCCGGAAGAATTCTTGCCTGACCGTCTAGTGCGTAAACAAGGTCTACAAGGTTCTCATAGGTTGGTGCGCCAGAAACTCCGGTGCCACCAGTCACGGCAGAAGCTCCAGCGGTAAAGATACCAGTTGGCTCTACTGTTCCGGTTCCAACGGTTAGTCCGGTGTTGATTCCGAAACCGATTGCGTTTCCAGCCTGCTCTGCGATTAGAGCAGAAATGTCGAAACCAGCATCATTCAAAAGTTCATTCGCCACAGGCACTAGGAATGAATACTTGTATGCGCCTAGAGTGATGTTTGAGAATGTTGGTTCGCTGTCGGAGATTGCTGAACCAGCACCCTTGATTGTCGCGGTTGAATACGCGGTCAAGGTTGGAATGGTTAGGCTCTCACCTGAAGCGGTGTTGATGACCTGAGCAACGTTTAGCATTGGTCCAGCAAGTCTGGCAAGGCTAAACACCTGGTCGAAGAACGACTTAGGAACAGTCGAGTCTGAAGGAACTAGAGTTCTTGACTCGGTTCCGAATACGTGTGAACGTAGTTCGCCGTTAGCAATTGCGCGTAGCACATCTGCGTCGTTGCGAACTTCGCTGGTTGGAACAGATGATTCGCGAGCAGCGTCTACAGCGCGCTCTTCGCGCTCTGCTAGCTTCTTCGCGGTTTCGATAGCTGCGTCACGCTGGCTAATCTCTGATTCAATGCGGTCGATTTTCTGCTGGTCTTCAGCAGTTAGCCCACGCTTCTCCGCTTCGGCAGACTCAATTACGGAACGAGCCTGTTCGATTAGGTTGTTGCGAGCTTCAACCTGCGACTTTAGAAAGTCTGACATAGTTGTTTCTCCTTAGATTATTAGGTTTATTTTCTGCCGAGCTAACTCTGAACAGTAGCAACGGGGAGCTGACTCGACCCATTACTTCTATTCTACTAATCCGGAAAAGAGGCAACGCCCACCGGAAAGGAATACGGTGGGCGTTGCGAGTCGAGAGAAAGGGGAAAACCTCGACTGACCCTTAGCGGGTTTCTTTAGCGTCTAGAACGCGAACTTCTTTAGGCTTGACTTCGTTGTCAAGTTCCCAAATAGCTTGCGCCCAAGTGTCTACATTATCACAGACAATACCATATTCGGGATTGCCGGAAGCTTTTAGAATCGCTTCTTTGATTTGTTCTTTAGTAGCCATTTATAGCCTCTTCATTAGTAGCTCTAGCTTCTTTTTCTTTAGCTCTAGAGCGTTTAGGTCGTCGCTAGTTGAATCTTCTCCCTGCGGGGTAAGTCTTTGAATTACCTTAGTTAGAAGTTCTGACTGCTCTAGCGATAGGTCTTTGCCGTCCTCGATAGCAAGCATAGCGTCTGCTAGCTGGTCTGCGTCTACTTCTGCGCGCTTTGCTACTCCGTCAAAAGAGCGAACAGAAGCGGTTCCCGCGGTCTGGCTATATGCCGGATAAGCAACTATCGAAACTTCGTGAATCCTTACCGACCTTAGAGTTCTTTCTGTTCCGTCAGTATTCCAAGAATCACCGTTAGCTGGAACTGAAAATCCGAAGCTCATAGCATTGACATCGCCACGTTGAACAAGAACCTTGACGTCATTTCCGAGCGAGGTCTGTGGCAACGTAGCGGTCACGCGAAGACCGTAGTTGTCTTCTTCTAGCTTTAGGGTTCCTGCCCGGGTAGAGCCAAGAACTGCTCCGGTGTCGTGGTTCCATAGAAGCTTGATGTCGTTGCGAGCCTTTAGCGAACGCTTGAAAGCTCCCGGCGCGATTCTCTCGATAAACGGAAGTGGTTCGCTAGGGGAATTGAATACTGCGGCGTATCCGGTAAAGGTCATTCCGTCGCCGTTTTCTACCGCTCTTAGTTCGAACTTTACTTCGTTAGTTCGCTTTTCAATCTTTGCCATTTGTTCGCTTTCCTGACTTATGCTTGCGCGATTTTCTTCCTCTAGTCTAGCAACGACGCCTTCAGCATACTTTAGAGCGCGACGCGCGGAAGCTTTGCTTGGTCCACTTCCCCAAAGAAGATGTGCTACTACTCCGGCGGAAGGATAGTTTTCCGAAGTTGGATTTGCGTCCGGAGCGTCTAGGTCTACTAAGTGCCGGGCTATCCAAGCGCGAATTCGAACCCACTTATCCGCCGTGACATTTCCTTCTGCCATAGCGCGAGCTTCGCGGATAGTTCTTTCAACTAATCCGTCCCCGCCTTTTCCTTCTCGGTAATACTCAAGACCGCGACGGGCAGCAGCTCTCATATAAGCCGGAGGTGTTAGGTTTACTTGACGTTCTTCATCTAGTTCTTGAATTTTAGTTAGTGTGCTAAATTTATGTCCGACTAGAACATCAGTAGCTTCTAGTCCGTCTGCGCCTTCGCGATAGACACGAATCAAAGCAGCTGGGTCGTCTTCGGTTCCGGTTATTGTAAAGTCGCTATTCGGAACGTTTATTCTTCCGTTGCGTTCAATTCTTTCGATAACTCCGCGTGCTCTACCGCCAGAAGAACTCCACGAAACCGAATCGCCAACTTCTAGCGCGTCGGGTGCTGCTCTTTCTTCGTCTGCTTCCCAAGCATTACAGTAGTTATCGCCTTCGACAAAAGCTCCCCACTTCTGGCACCAAGCTTCGTCGCCTTCTTCGTTTAGTCGAGTTTCGTCGAAGAATAGGCAGTTTCCGCAAGCGCGTCCTTCTGGAACATCTGGCGAAAGAGAGGGTCGATAGTTGTCCGGAAGATTACCTTCGGTTTCTTCTTCTAAGTTCTGTTCTTCGTCTTCAATTTTTTCGGAAATCATTTCGGGTCTTGGAACTCGAACTAGCTTGAAAACATTGATAAGCATAATTCGGTCGGTCGAGTGGTAAACGCTGTCTTCTAATTCGTAGACTTCGACTGCCGCTAATTGACCTTCTACCATTACTACCTCGGCAAGAATCTTAGGGTTGTTTATGTCCCAAGAAACATAGTCGCCGACCATAAGCTGTCCGACTGCTGCGCGCTCTCCAACGAACTCGGTATCTTCCGCAAGGCTTATCGCGATAGCTTGGTCAATAGCGGATTCTTTAGAATCGTGGCAAGCAATTAGTTCGCCGTCTTCTTTTACTACTGCCCAACTAGGGCAATTAGCGGATTTATCGGTTATATAATATGGCAACTTATACCTGCTTCAAATAACTAATCGTATGCCCGGCTTTTGCGGATACTGCGTATACGCTTTCAAGCGGATTCATTTCAAGTTGAATAGTTTGTTCTTTATTTACAAGAAGTCCCGTAGTCGTCGTCACGTTCGAACCGCCCAAGTAAACTGCGTCTGTGTTGTCGTTGTTATGAATAATTAGGCGAAAGTTTGAATTGAAAGTTCCGTCGATAATTGAAGGAACGGTTCCAACGGTCATAACTCCGGAACTAATCGCCATTACTCTACCTCGTAGACGCTTTGCGGGTCGTTTACGTCTATTTGCGCGATTGCCTGAAGTTGCGTGCTTGGAACTCCGGTGTGTGGAATTTCTGGAAGCCCTAGAGCTTCGAGAACTGCCTTCGGGTCGTATCCGGCAAGAACTAGCTTCTGTGCCATAGCAACCTTCTTATCGTCGGTAGCAATTCGAGAATCTGCGATAGCTACGTTAGCAAGAGGGACACGAACTTCGTCTGCTACTTGGTCTGTCATTGGGATTAGGTCTTCTAGTCTTCTAATGTCGTTTACTGTGTAGTATCCCGCCTGAAGACCGATTGAATAGGCGTTAGCCCTAGCCTGTGAATCTCCGCGAAGAAGTCCGTCTAGGTTGAATCTTAGAAAAGCGGTTTCTCCTCCCGGAACTTCCCTTAGAAGCGGGCTAAATGCTGTTTCTAGTTTTTGAACAATTGGGCGAAGGGTGTGTTGAACGAAGAAAATCGAATCCTGTTCAACCGAAGCGTAAGCAGTTGAACCTTGAACGCCTAGCATATGGTTCGGAATATTGAAAGCTCTCGCTACGTCTTCAACTGCTAGACGACGAGACATTTCTAGTTGTGAACTCTCCGGGTCTACTCCGGTCGCCTTCCATTCGGCTCCACCGGATAGAACTCCGGTCTTGTGCGCACGCTTTAGCC